AGCGCAAGAATCCAAATCGCAAGACTCGCATCATTGAAGCCACAATGTATGATGCAAGCAACAAGTTTAAGGATGAGTACACCTACTATTTGATATCAGAGACAGATCAAGCCATTCTTCTGAAAGAGAAGCTTAGTGGTCGTGGGGCAACTCCTTGGATTACGACACGCTGGTCAAAGTCAGGCTTTGAGGTATGGGGTCGTGGTCCTGTGCTGCAAGCAATGCCAGCAATTAAGACATTGAATTTGACTGTGCAGCTTATCCTAGAGAATGCTGAAATGGCTATCTCAGGAAGCTATGTATATGACGATGATGGCGTGTTTAATCCTGATAATATTACTATTCAGCCAGGAACCTTTATACCTCGAAGCCCCGGAAGTGTAATTGATAGCCTTCAAAGTCCAGGAAGGTTTGACGTAGCGCAGCTAGTGTTAGATGATATGCGCCGCAACGTCCGTAAGGCTCTATTCATTGACGAACTGGATACTCGCCCTAATGCGAGGACTCCGCTCTCTGCTACCGAAGTCAGTGAGCGTCTTGCAGACGTTGCACGAGATATGGGTGCTGTTGCTGGCAGGATGCAGAAGGAGTTTCTCCAGCCTCTCGTAGAGAGGATTGTCTATATCTATAAGAAGCAAGGCCTCTTAGACATACCAAAGGTGGATGGCCGCGAACTCCGCATCGTCCCAGTTTCTCCCTTGCTGAGGGCGCAGGACCAGCAAGACGTCTCTGATTTTGTACGGTTTCAGCAGACTGTCGCCTCCACCTTTGGCCCTGAGATTACGCCGGTTCTTTATAACCAAGAGAAGGTTGTTAAATACCTTGCTCAGAAGTTTGGAATTATGGAAGAGTTGCTTGCGGACCCACAACAGGTTCAGGGTAACGTAGAAACACTTCAGCAGCTTATGCAAGCTCAACAAGGTGGAATGGGACAATAGTGAGCAAACAGCGTGGAACGATTTCAGTTGATGGTCGTGGATATACTGGTGACGTTGAAGCTGACCTTAATTCTAAGGCCTATGCTTTGTTTGGTACAGGCGTTGGTAGGGATTTCCTACAGTACCTTGAGAGCATCACAACGCAGAGTATCCATCCTGCAGGAACAAATATCGAAGTATTAGCCCACGCAGAGGGAGCAAGGTGGGTTGTTGCAATTATGAAGGCACGTTGCGAAAAAGGAAGGAAGCAAGGAGATGGCTAAGCCAGCAAATCCCAGTCTTTATGCAAGAGCTAAAGCTATTGTTAAAGCAAGAGTGAAGAAGTGGCCTAGCGCATATGCAAGCGGCCAGTTGGTTCAGCAGTATAAGAAGATGGGCGGCAAGTATACATGAGCCTTACCAAGTGGTTTGATGAAAAGTGGGTAGATATATCCACAAAGAAAGATGGCAAGCATCCTGCCTGTGGTCGCAAGATGGGCGATGGCAGGGGCTATCCGAAGTGTGTTCCTTCATCAAAAGCCGCAAGTATGTCTTCTTCTGAGAAGAAAAGTGCAACCAGAAGGAAAAAAGCAACCAACCCTTCTGGTGGTGGCAAGAAGCCAACATATGCGAGGACGTAATGGCAGATAAAAAGAAAAAACTTACTGACAGGCAAAAAGCCACTATGAAGAAGCATTCCAAGCATCATACAAAAAAACATATGGATTTTATGACTAAGAGAATGATGGGTGGATCAAGTTTTACTCAAGCTCATAAAGATGCCATGAAAAAGGTTGGGGAGTGATGGCAGACACATGGCAAAAGAAAGCGGGACAAAACCCAGAGGGAGGCCTGAACGAAGCTGGAAGGCGTTCGCTGCGAAGGCAGGGGAAAAATATCAAACGCCCAGTTTCAAAAGAACAGGCCAAGAAAAGCCCAAAGGCGGCAGCAAGGCGTAAGTCTTTTTGTGCCAGAATGAAAGGCATGAAAAAGAAGCTGACATCAGCTAAGACAAGGAATGATCCTAATAGTCGTATTAACAAAGCACTAAGGAAGTGGGATTGCTAAATGAGTGAGGAACTACAAGAAACCGCAGAGGTTGAAGAACAGTCACAGGTTCAGGCAGATATGCAGGAGCAACCTGAGGAATCATTTACAGATAGACCAGATTGGCTTCCAGAAAAGTTTAAAAGCCCAGAAGAACTAGCGAAAAGCTATAGCGAGCTGGAGCGTGGGTTTTATCAGCGTAAAGATGATATGCGTGAGCAAGTCATTGATGAGATTAATCAGGAAGCAATGAAAGATGCTCCTGCCAGTCCAGCAGATTACGATGTTAATTTTGCTGCACCAGAAGGTCTTGAATACACAGTTGATGAAGATGACCCTCTTCTTGGGTGGTTTAAGGGAAAGGCTCATGAGTATGGCCTCTCACAAGATGAGTTTGATGGTCTAATTAATGAGTATGCACAGGCTGATATTCAGCGTGGACCAGACTGGAGCGTGGAAGCTGAAGCTCTTGGTGAGTATGCAGAAGATAGGCTTACCCGTGTAGATGGTTGGGCAAGAACAAGCCTGACTGAAGAAGCGTATAATGTTTTTGCAAACATTCCTGCTTCATCTAACATGGTTCAATTGTTTGAAGAACTGATGGAGCTGAATGGTCAGCCTCAGTTTAATATGGTTTCTGAGACAGAGTTTCAGGAAGTTATATCCTTGGATGATCTTAGATCAATGCAGAACGATCCTAAATATTGGAAAGAAAAGGATCCTTCATTTATTGCTAAGGTTCGTGCAGGATTCGATCACTATTCAAAGCGAAACCGTTAATGTGAATTAACAAGCTGAAAATAGTGTGACATGTTGTTTGTACTAGACGGCCCTAACGCAATGGATAATCTCCGGACCCTGCGCTGATGGATAACCAGACTAGAATCGAACTTGTTTTAACTCGACCAACCCTGAGGAGGGTATAATGGCTACACCTACCATTAGCACTTCCTTTATCGAGGAGTTTGAGTCTGGCGTTCACATGGCGTACCAGCGCATGGGATCCAAACTCCGGAACACCATTCGTACTGCGAATGGGGTCAAGAATAAGACCACGTTCCAAAAGATCGGTAAGGGCTTTGCTACAACCAAAGCGCGGCATGGTAATGTCGCACCTATGAATCTTGCCCACACTAACGTCAGCGTAACCCTTGAGGATTACTTTGCTGGTGAGTGGGTAGATGATCTTGACCAGCTCCGTATCAACCATGATGAGATGCTTGTCGCTCAGCAGTCTGGTGCATATGCACTTGGCCGTAAGACCGATGATTTGATTCTGGCTGCTATGGATGCCACAAGCTCAAACCATAATGAAACAAGCAACGGCGTTACTCTTGCTTGGGCGTTTGGCTTGATGGAGCTTTTTGGTAACAACAATGTTCCTGACGATGGTCAGCGTTACGTTGCTGTTGGCTGGGAGCAATGGTCACAGCTTCTTGATCTGGATGAGTTTTCTCGCACTAACTATGTTGGCGAGGCTGACCTTCCTTTCAATAACGCTATGACTGCCAAGGAATGGCTTGGCTTCATGTGGTTCCCATTCTCTGGTCTTGATGAGACAAACGGATCTGATGCTGCTGGCACAACACATCGTAAGTGTTTTGCATGGCACAGCGGCTCTATTGGTCACGCAATCGGGGCTGATGTTTCGTCCAACATGCAGTATCATAACGATAAGGATGCGTACTTTGTTCTGAACAAGATGCAAATGAACGCAACCTTGATCGATGCTGAAGGTTGTTTCGAACTTGAGCTGAAGAAATAAGGAGAAGTTGAGATGGCTTATACAGACGCAAACTTCACCTTGGTCAACTATTCGGGCAATGGATTCCATATCTGGCATTACACATCCAGTGGAGATGCTCTGAATACTATTGATACTGCTGGCTACTTTAATAGTAAGGCCAGTGAGATCAATGTTGGCGACGTTATCTTTGTTAACGCCTCAAATGGCTTTGGCATTGCAACCGTTGTTTCTAATTCTGGCGGTACCGTCGATACCGGCGATATCGTGAGCATGACAACGGATAGTCGTTAATGGCTAAGGCTCCAGCAAAAAAGAAGGCGGCAGCGAAAGCTGCCCCTTCCTCATCTGCCAAGACTCTCAACCGTCGCAATGGCACAGTTACTCTTGGTAAGAATGCAACTCTTGGAAAAAAGGCAAGTTAATGAAAAAGTCAGTTAAGAAGCCTAAGCCACGCAAGGGTGGGGGTTACTGAATGAACTCAGGATTTAAGAACTGCCCTACATGTCCTACGAAGGCAAAATGTC